GTGGGTCCGCAATGGATACACTCAGAAGAGCATTGCCGGCAAGCTCGGCGTTGGATGGTCCACGTGGAAGAATCACAAACTAGCCCACGAGGAATTCCGCACGGCCATCCGGGAGGCCGAGCAGAATATTGTGGCGCTGGCAGTGAACAACCTGGTCAAGTTGATGCAGGGTTATTCTTACGACGAAGAGCACACAGAAGTGAGAGTCGGGGCCCCTCAACTCCAGGGCACACAATCTGGCCAAGCCGCCAGCCAACGCACGATCATCAAGAAGACTGTTACGAAGCATATAGCTCCGAACCTTGGCGCCATCTGCCTCATTCTGTTCAACCGAGATCCCGCGAACTGGAAGGATAAGCGCGAGATCAAGCATAGCGGGGAGATCGGACAGAGCGGTGTCCTGCGCACTCAGGGCCAAGCGCCCACGGACTTATGGAACAAACTTGTGAAAAACCTGTACGGAGAAAGCGGCGACGTCAAGCAAGACTCGCCACTCCGGAACCCGCGGTTGTCTGGGAGCCCCAGGCCGGAAGCCAAGAAGTCGTCTTGAGTTGCCCGATATTCGAGTGCCTATACGAAGGCACGCGAGGCCCAGGCAAGACGGATACTCTACTCATGGACTTTGCACAGTTCGTTGGCATGGGCTTCGGTGCAGCATGGCAAGGCGTGCTGTTTCGGAAGGCTTACCCGGATCTCGATGAGATTGTCCGAAAGTCGAAGAAGTGGTTCTACCGGATCTTTCCGGGGGCGGTCTACAAGGAATCAACGCACAGGTGGATATGGCCTGAAGGCGAAACTCTGCAACTGAGGTACGCCGATCACCCGGACGATTACTGGAAATATCACGGCCACGAATATCCTTGGATCGGATGGGACGAACTGAGTGCATGGGCCAACGATGAACTCTATATCACGATGATGTCCGTCTGCAGATCCAGCCATCCGGGCGTGCCACGGCACTACCGAGCCTGCTGTAACCCCTACGGACCTGGTCATAACTGGATCAAGCATAGGAGCATAGATCCGATGCCTCGCGGGGTGGTCTTGACTGACGACCACGGCAATGAAAGAGTGACGATCCACGGCTCCATCTACGAGAACGTCATACTGCTCGAAAATGATCCGAACTACCTGAAGATGCTCAAGGCTCAGGCGGGCCCACGCAGAGCGGCATGGCTGGAAGGTGATTGGGACATTGTCGCCGGCGGCATGTTCGATGACGTTTGGAATCGGAAAGTTCACGTCGTCGCCCCGTTCAAGATACCGCCGAGCTGGCGCATTGATCGCTCTTTTGATTGGGGCAGCGCCAAGCCGTACTCGGTAGGCTTTTGGGCTGAGTCTGATGGATGTGACGTGGTGCTTCCGAATGGTACCTCGCGAGCTACGCAGCGGGGAGATCTATTTCGCATTGGCGAAATCTACGGTTGGACGGGTAAGCCTGATGAAGGCACGCGGGAACTGGCGACCGAAGTTGCTCGCAAGATTGTGAGATTCCAGTCGCTCATCCGGCGCACCGTGAATCCAGGGCCTGCGGATTCTTCGATCTTCACGATGGACAATGGGAATTCAATATCCGGTGACATGGAGAAAGTCGGTGTGCGATGGCTCCCATCAGACAAGAAATCCGGCAGTAGGGTAAACGGTTGGGAGCTGATGAGAGAGCGATTCAATAACGCAAAGCGAAGGGAAGGCCCTGGTCTTTTCGTGTTTGATACCTGCCGGCAATTCATACGGACTGTCCCTGTATGCCCTCGAGACAGCCGGAAGCCGGACGATCTTGACACGACGGTCGAAGACCACGTCGCGGATGAGACAAGATATAGGTGTCTGGCGAAACGTCATAGCATGACAGTTACCCAGGCCAGTTAGAGTGCAGGCTAGCAAGAATGCTCGAAAGAAAACAAAAGCGACAAATGGAGGATCGACTCCAGGCGGCTCTGCGCACAGCGGACGACCTTTGGCTTGACTCCATACGCAATGTTCGAGCGCAGAGAGCTGCCGATGCGTTTCAGCAATTGTTGTGTAGTGGGATGCTTGTGGCCGTGAAGCATGATTGCCAGTTAAGGAGTATCACGATATGAGCGGAGAAGAAGCAAAAGTTGACACGCCATGTGCGGCCTACACGGCGATGCAGAAGGCCTGGCCTCTCATCGACGATCTGATGGCTGGATCCGCCGCGATGCAGGCTAATGCTGCCAAGTATCTGCCTCAGTTCGATAAGGAAAACCCCAAGCACTACAACGCGAGGGTGAATAATTCAAGTCTGTTCAGCGCCTATGCGGACACGTTCAAGAACATTGCCTCCAAGCCGTTCAGCAAGAAACTTACGCTTGAGGGGGAACTGCCGACGCCATTGTCTGAGATTGCCGATGATGTAGACGGCCAGGGAAAGACGTTGATGCAACTGGCCAGGGAGCTGCTCGCCAGCTATATCAATCGGGGCGTCGCCCACGTTCTCGTTGACTATCCGAAGACGACCAACGAGGACGGCACAACGCCGAATCTCGCAGAAGAAAGAAGTGCCGGGCACAGGCCTCGCTTTATCGCAGTGACTCCCGATCAGCTTATAGGGTGGCGCACGGATCCGTTAGCTGTCGGTGCTCAGTCGCTCGCTCAGATTCGGATTACCGAAACTCGCAATGAACCTGACGGGCTATGGGGTGACAAGGCGGTCGATTACGTCCGAGTCATCGAGAGGGATGCGTGGATGCTTCACCGGGAAGTCGACGAGGAATACTCACTCCTTGAAGAAGGCGTCAACAGCCTTGGTCGCGTTCCCCTTGCTACTGGCTATTCCAACCAGACCGGCTTACTGACGGCAGATCCGCCACTCAAGGAGCTGGCAGAGACGAACCTGACACATTACCGTAGTGACAGTGACCAGCGCAACATCCTGCACATGGCAAGGACTGCAACACTTTTCGTAAAAGGGTTTACTGAGGATGAAGCAGGTAAAATCGCCCTTGGCCCTAACCAGGTGATTTCCACAACCAATCCAGAAGCCGACGCTAAGTTTGTGGAACATAGAGGGGAGGCCATCAAGGCCGGCCAGGTTGACATCGACAAACTCGAAGAACGCATGATGGTCCTGGGGCTCCAGCCGTTCATGTCCCGCGTGGGGAACCAAACAGCCACGGGCCAGGGAATCGACGAATCCAGGGCCAACTGTGACATACAGGCATGGGTAATGTCCCTCGAACAGTTGCTCTACGATTGCTATGCGATCGCTGCTGACTGGATCGACCTTGACCTGCCTGACGATTTTAAGGTTAACATCTTCAACGACTTTTCAATCTGGATGCGAGCTGTCCAGGACATCGAGCAGCTTATCAAGATGCGACAGGCGCATGAGTTATCAAGAGTCACCTTCCTGCGAGAGATCAAACGAAGGGCTATCATATCGGAAACGGTGGACGTCCAGGCCGAGGTAGCCGACATCGAGGCCGAAGGCCCGGCACTCGGCACGATAGGAATTGAGCAAGGGGAGTAAATGTTGGTTTTCGAAGACGTAAGCATAATAATCACCGCATATCGAGAGGCTGGACGGCCCTTGGATGAAGAATCACTTGCTCTCATCGCAGAGACGTCCGAAGAGTTACAAGACCTTGCCTTGGGGCCAGAATGGGTTATGCTCGAAGCACTCTGTAGGGTCTGCAAGTACAGAGAGGACGTGATAGTCCCCCTCGCGGGGGACTTGGATAATCTCGAATGCTCCTGCTGTGGCAATATGAGCTCCCAGGAAATCGACCAGCCCGAATGGTGGCAAGAATAGGCTAAGGAGATTCGGCCATGGCTAGTGCTAATCTTATAATCAAAATCACAATTGATGACGATGCCGCTAATCTATTTGAACTTGGTGAGGCCATAGGGGAGCTGTGTAACCTTATCCCTGAATGGCAACAGTTAGAAACAGAAGAGATGGAAGAAAAAATATGCCGTCTTATGCAGGATATGCTAGAAGCAACGAGTGAGGAATAGCAATGCCGATCGGCGCCGACAAATTCGCAGATCTTCCCCAGACTGTCAATGAGCTAGTTGCTGACAGGGCAATCAGGCATGCGCTCTATCTCGAACGGTACAAGAGCCAACTGGTGACAGATCTTCTGGAAGAGTTTAACGACAAGCTGGAGCCTGCTCTTTTGGCAAAAATCGAGGAGAGCCTGCGTAGGGTCAGTGGAACATCGAAAGAGCTACAGGCCATCTTCAAGACCAATGGCGAATTGGTCAAGGCCGAATACACAATCATGGAGGCAAAGCTGTACGATCAGTTGGAGGAATTCAGCAACGTGGAATCTGCCTGGCTGATTCGCACACTCAAGGCCAACACCCCTATCACTTGGAATTTTGTGTCACCTGCCGCCGGCACGCTGAGATCCTTGATTACGAAACAGCCGATGGAAGGCGCCCTGGTCAAGGACTGGTTCAAGAAACTGTCTGCTGATACTGCTTTCGCGGTCAACCGTGAAATTCAAATGGGCATGGTCGAAGGCGAGGGGATCGACAAGATCGTCCGGCGGATAAAAGGCACATACGCTGCCAAATACACGGACGGCATTCTCAATTCTCCAAGGCATCATTTGCAATCAGTGGTCCGCACGGCGACCGGCAATATTTCCCAAATAGCAAAAGACGAAGTCTATAAAGCCAATACCGACATCGTCAAAGGCGTGGAGATCATAGAAACGCTCGATCCGCGTACGTGTTTGGAGTGTATGGACAAGGACGGCAATGTATATGACGTTGGCAAAGGCCCCCGGCGCCCTTTCATTTTTCCTGCCGGGGGACAACGGCCCCTGTGCTCAAGTCATGGAAGGAATTGGGAATTCCCGGACTAGGTAAATTGCCGCCCGGTACGCGGGCCTCGTCTGCCCTCACAAAAGCAGAAAAAAAACGCATTCGCAAGCTGCCGAAAAAAGAAAAGGCTGATATTATGGCAAAGCTCAACGGCCAAGTGCCAGCCACGATGAAGTATCCGCAATGGCTCAGGAAGCAAACCATAGAGGTCCAGACCGAGGCCTTTGGCGG